AATTATGTCTTACGATATTGATATGTTTGTGAACACTAACAAAGCGTTTGTGACTTTCATGGACCAGTCTGATGAAGAACTGTCTCAATCTAATTTTGAGAAACTTGTTAACTTTGATAAAGTTAATACTAATGCATACCCTGTGCTTGTTTATGAATTGAATACTAAAGCAGTAGCTTGGTACGACATTGAAATGTTCATGGGATATGTAGAGTAAAGTAGTATACCCAATAGTTGACAATAAATCACATTGGGTATATAATACTTACATGAACTCGAAAATCACCCGCAAACGCAGAACAGACCGCAATCAAGTGATATATTACATTCAAGATACTGTAACACTTGAGTATTACATTGGTCTGACTGCTGTTTGCTACGCAGGTAATGTTCGCAAGACATTGACACGCCGCATGCAAAAACACATGCAACGTGCCGTGACTGAGAACAAAGATTGGGGTTTGTCACGTGCCTTGCGTGAACAAGGTGCCGAGCGTTTTGTATTCGGCGTTGTTGAAATTGTACGAGGCAAGCGTCCTGCTCATGCACGTGAGACAGAATTGATTAACACATTGCAACCAGCATTAAACACATTCGGAGTAAAATAATGAACGAGCGAATTGAGACACTGGCAAAGGCTGCTGGCTATGACATGATAAACAAGGCGGCGATGAGAGCCCTTGGATTTGATGTAGAAAAGTTCGCCGAGTTGATTGTTCTTAAATGTGCTGATATTATCAATCATCGTGCTGACACATGCAGTGATTGGTTAGATAGTGTCAAGGCAAATGAAGCAGTCCGTGAAGGACAAAGAGAGTGTGCTAAAACGATCAAAGAACATTTCGGAGTTGAAGAATGAATGAAAATCTTAAAAAACTTGCTGAACAGGCTGATGTGTTTGAATATAAAACATATTATGATCCTACATTTTCTAAATCTGTCATCAATGATGATAAGGTCAAAAAGTTCGCCGAGTTGATTGTTCAAGACAACATTCGGACTCTGCGTAGCAACGGCTATGATGATGCGGCACAATGCCTCCAAGATATCCACTTTGGAATTAAGGATCCGATATGAACATGAGTACAAAAGATGATTTTAATGATGACTTGCCGGACATGACCGATGAAATAATGAATGAGTTTAAGGCAATAAAACCCGCTGATTTACATTTAGGTCCAGCAGAAGTAAAACCTCTTAGTCAGGCTTCTTGGGTCAAGCAATATGGTCCTAAGCCCCCTGGACCCGAAATCATTGCACTGGATGCATTGATTGTGATTATGTCTTGTGCAACAGTTTGGTTTATTATCAATGCCTGGATATTTGTTTTTAGCTGAATTAACTAAGGAACCAAAAGAATGACCAATGAAATTACAACAGAAATGCTGGACCGCAAGATTGCATGGTGTGAGCAAAAGCTAGCGGACGCCAAGATAGCGGCCACACACCGTATGCAAGATTTTTATTTTGAAAAGACACGTAATAGCGTTGATGATGACTGGCCCGAAAGTTTTAATGGAGTCGATCTTGCTCAAGTATTGAATGTGGAACGGGTTAGTTATAGAATCTACTATAGTAAGGACAATCTCACATTGCGATTATTTGTGTTTCGTGCCCACTGCACACCTGCTGAAATGGAAACAATGGCAAGTATGGGGTTTGTGTTTGCTAATGACGGTGATACAGAAAATATCCCTGATAAACCAGTAGAGGAAATTGAAGAATGAAATACGAATATATTGGTTGGTGTAAAAAAGATAATCACGATAAAGTGTGGGGCATTCTCCGATTAGATGGAACTAAGTGTATGACATTTTGGGGGCGCCGAGGAGCTAAACTACAAACAAAAATGGTTATAGCAGGAATTTGGGAGGCTGAGGACATGTTTCTTAAAAAAGAAAGTAAAGGGTACAAGAATATCCCTAAATCAGATTTAGATAAAATCTATCCAGAGTTTCAAACTGATTTAGAAAAAACAGCAATGTGGGCAATGTTGAAAATGTAATGTCAACGGAACTCGACCTTGAGGCGTTAAATATATATGCACAGAGATACACTATTGCAAGTTAGGGAACTACTAACAAGGAATTTGGACATGTTTGAAATATCATCCAGATTAAATTTAAATTTGGACACTGTCCGAATAGCAATAAACACTATCAACAACCTTCTCACATAACCAAAATATTTGACTTTAAATCAAATTCATGTTATTATAACTACATGATTAATTTAACCTTCGCAATCGGATATCCTTGGTCGAATGACAAATTCAAAACATTGTTTTATCGTACATGGAAGACTCCTATCAAAAACAAATTTTTTGAAATTCAATTTATCAATGATAACTTACATCTATTGAATTTACAGTTGAACTGGACAAGACAATATGACCATGCAGGTATTAAACTTGAATTGGGTTTGCTTGGATACGAATTAATGTTTCAGCTATACGATAGTAGACATTGGGATTATGACAAAAACGATTGGGCAACACATGAAAATCAGTCCACAAGATAATGCAAGATTAGTACTTGACAATATACGTAATCAAAAAGCGGTATTAGATAATATAGAACGACAGCATCGGGAATTTCAAACCAAATCAACAATGGACGACAAAATTAAAGAATATAAATTAGAACGTAACAAATTTATGCACGAACAATTTCAGAAATTAATAGATGGTATCTATTACGAACAGGCACAGCAAAATTCCTTCAAAATGAAGGGTACTAACATTGATAAGGAAGTATAATGTATAATTTTCCCGGCCCCAGCCGTTTCGCTAGTTTGTTATCTCCTATTTTAGTTGTGATAGGAGTAGTATTTGTATTACAATTGGCATGGAGTTTTATAACCAAAGATAATTATGATGCCGAATCTATTACTGTTGAATTTCATTGCCCAACTGTACTATCAATGAAAGAAAATTATCCAACTTTTGTAATTAATGAATGTAAAAAGCTACATGATAACTAAAGAACAAATTATACATGATATGTGTATGACGTACAGACACGATTATGGGTTGCGTAAAACAGACAATGATCCTCCCTGGACGTCAGGTATGACTGAGCAGGATGCCAAAATGCTTTACAAAACAATGGAACAAATATATAATAACAACATTGAACCTATTATTGACTATTATAAGGAAAAAGAAAATGCACTTAAAACAAGTAAATGAAATAACAGACCATCAAATTATTGAAGGTAGCGAGTATGGTTGGAACTGCTATCCAAACGCAAGATATTTAAATTACGAAAGCAAATTTGCCTATGTGTCTGTACTTTACAGTACTGAGACACAAGAAATTTATGAGGCAGACGTGACCATCAAAACAAATAATTGGTTTGGTGAAGATAAAGATATGAAACCTTATCGTTGGTTGAATCCCGAACATAAAGATGCTATGATAGCTGAGGCTAAGTCACGCAAGGTCAAATGGCGCAAAGCATGGGATGATGTTAAGTGGGTAGACCTTGAGACTGAGGAAGACTTTTTAGAAAAAGCAAAGGCAATCTTTAATGGCATTGAAGATTTTGATAAACGTGTTCAAGTACCTATTGAATTAGAAAATGATGTTATGTTACAATTGTGCATGGAAGCGCACAAACGTGATATTACACTGAACCAAATGGTTGAGAAAGTATTGCGTACTGCTATTGATGAACATGACCGTAAAAAGTTAGCAGAAGATTACGCAGTAGACGTTGGATGAACAACATTTTATTTGGTATTATTGATTGGATAAAGAGTGATTACAAAACTAACAAATTTCGGTTTTGCGTTGAGCTTGTTGCTTGGGGCATTAGTATTGGATGTGCTATTACAATGGCCCTCACTGTTCCAACTCCCCCTTTACTGGCTCTTTATCCTATCTGGATTGCAGGCTGTGCTATGTACGCTTGGGCTAGTTATACTCGCCGATCGTTTGGTATGCTTGGGAACTACCTCTTGCTCACAACAATCGACTCCATTGGTTTAATTCGTATGTTAACGTAAGGAAAGAAAATGAAAAAACAAACAGTATATATTGAAGAAGATCCTGTTACAGGTGATTTGATTCTCCCGCTGCCAGAAGGTATGTGTGATGAACTAGGTTGGGAAATCGGTGATACACTTAAATTTAAAACAAATAAAGATGGGAGTTTTACCTTGACTAAGAAAGAAAAGAAAGACACACAGTGGGTATTGGTTGAATGTGTAAGTACATTCCGTGAACGCTATATGGTCGAAGTGCCCGTTGGCATTGACAAGTATGGTAAAGATAAAGCCGAATGGGCATTAGATACTGTTACAATGAACGAAGCTAAAGAATTTAGTCAAGAACATATTGGTGAACAGATTGTTAGCCATCGTGTTGTGACTAAAGAAGAAGCATTGGCTTTATGTGATAAGGACAATGACTACGGTAGTTCTTGGGATGAAAAGACAAAAATCAAAAACTTTTTTACAACCTGGAAAGAACAGGAAGAAGAATGAATATCAACACTGAATGGACAGACAAAGATTGGAACAATCTTGACCATTGGTTGCGAGGAGTATTACAAACAGAAACGGTTACCGTTACCTTTACTAAAAAAGATGGTACTGAACGTGTAATGAACTGCACAACTAATCCAGATATTGTTCCTAAAGTTGAAATCAAAGAAGGTAGTAAACCTCGCAAACAATCCGAAACTACTATGCGAGTATTTGACACTGATATCAAAGAGTGGAGAAGTTTTACAGTAAAGTCAATCAAACATCTAAGTGTTGAATTTACTTTTGGAGTGGAAGATGATACGGTATGATGAAACTGCACAAGTTAAATGTGTTGACAATGGTCAAACCGTAACCGCTGACGTACTTGAGTTTAAGCCTCAGGTTATGTTGAGTATTAGTCTGAATAAAAGTATCAAATTGGTACTGAAATATTCTACTCAAAGTGATGAGTATCAAGGCGATTTGTATGGTAGAACTTTTATTTCAAAAGGACCAAAAGCTACTCACTACAGCACTGGTCGGTAAATTTGACAATAAATAAGGGTTCTGTTATACTAAAGGCTATGAAAAAAGAACTCTTATCATTCACTATTGAGCAACCCAAACAACGTCACCACAAGATGTTGTTCCAAGTTGGTACGCCTTTTAAACAAAAAGTAGTACAAAATAAGACGTTGTATAAACGCAACGAAAAACACCGCAAAAATCAAGATTCCTGACAGGTTGACAATAAATCGGTTTGGGTATATAATACTTGTATTGACAGTAAGGAATTGGTATGAAATTCACGTTGATTGCAAGTAATGGTAAAGTATTCACTTTCTTCATCCGTGCAGTTGCGGAAACATATCAAAAAGCATACGGTGGTGTCATTGTCACAAACGAAGTTTTGGTTGACAATAAATCCAAAGTTTGATATACTACGTATATTGATTGATTAACTCAAAGGAGCGACAAATGGAAAAACTCTCACAGATTCAACAAGTCAACCAAGCTATCATGTTCGGTAATTTCACCAATGATGAACTGAATAGCATTAATGATGCTATCAAGTTTGCCCGTGCTAGCATTGCCAATCAAAACAAACGTGCCATGAATGTTGGTACTATTGTCAAATTTACAAATAGCCGCACAGGTATGATTGTCACTGGTACCGTTAAAAAGGTAAACAGAAAGTATATCCTTGTGAGTGAGCAAAAGTCAGGTAGTCTGTTTGGTTCTACATGGAGAGTTCCAGCTAGCATGTTGGAAGTTGCGTAAAAACAACATACCCAAATTTGACAATAAATCAGTTTGGGTATATAATAGAATCTTAAACAGTAAACAACAGGAAACGAAATGACTACAATCACACTTGATATCACTTATGGTATGTTCTCTGACGAAGGTAACATGGCTGTTCACGGTATTGTGACAACTGCCAAAAGTCAAAATCTTTCTTGGAAACAGACTTTTCAGGCGTTGCGTGAATTGGCTGATTCTAATCCTGACATGTTTGGTGAGGCAATGGACACAATGGTTCGTGAATGTGTCTATGATGCTATCGGTGCCGATAAGCGTGGTGAATGTTTTTACATCTAAGGAACAAACATGACTAAGAAAATCTCCATCAAAGTTTTTGCAGATCCCGGTCATGCTTGGGCACGTTTTCCCAAAGCTAGGTTACTGACACTTGGTATTGCCGACAAAATTAGTACTTACAGTTATCAAAAGGGTGAGAATGCATTTCTGGAAGAGGATTGTGACTTATCAATATTGATTAGTGCTCTCCGTGTGCGTGGTTATGAAATTAAATTCAACGAAAGTCACACCAACCGTCAAAGCAAAATCCGAAATTATTCTACCTATAAGGCTTGACAATAAATCACTTTGGGTATATAATATAATCTTAAACAGTTGATTAAAGGAATCAAAAATGAAAGCACTTAACGCATACATCTCCCAGCAAAACAGTTGGAATTCATTGTTCAGTGGTAACGTTGTGGTCTATGAAGTTAAAACGGCTGAGGGTCGCAAACGTGTTGCACAAAGTATTGACTCTGCACTGAGCCCTGAGAATCTTTCCTGTGACGGCGAACTGCCCCGTAGTCAAGTGCAAGCCCGTTATCGTGCATTGACTGGTGCCGCTAAAGACCTCATCAAGTTGGATCCTAGCGTTGCTCAATACATGTACGAATTTTCGGAGTAATAATCATGGAAAAAATTGCTGTTATGATTGGGGCAATTGTCATTGCTATTGCAGGACTATTGTTACTTAGTTTCTTACTAAGTTGGCCGGTGTACATGCTGTGGAACTATTGTTTGGTTGGTGCAGTTGACGGGGTGCGTGAAGTGTCCTGGTTGCAGGCTTGGGGCTTGGCAATACTGTGTGGATTGTTGTTTAAAACTAGTGTGAGTAATTCAAAATGACCAATGCAGAAAAAATGAAATTGGCAATCGAAAGATTGGAAGAAGCCAAAGAACTAATGATTGATACATTGGGTGATTTAGATTTTGTACAAGATCACCTTGTGTCAATTGATACCATGATTGATGAATTAGCAGAGTATAGACTTGAGGAGTTAGAAAATGAGTAAAATGGCTGATCTGTCGTTAGATATTGAAATGATGATTGAAGAAGGAACACACCCTGCAACAATCGCCAAAATGCTTGATATCCCTATTGTGTGGGTGTATGATACACTTGAACAGATGGAACCGAATGAAGAAGAATTAAGTCCTTTTGCAACATTGAATTCATAATATGGTTGTACTTAACTTACTCTTTGCATTATGGGCGGCTAAGTGGGTTATAGATTCTGAAACCTATTCCTTTGCTTGGTTTGTTGCTGGTCTTTGTTTTGTGCTGAATACACTTTCAGTATTGCAATATTTTTTTTAAAGGTGTGAAATGAGCTATTTTTTGAAGTCTGGTAATACTTACCGTGTTGCTAGCGATGAGGCAATGGACATTCATCGTCTGTTGCCTGCCGGTAACTATGTCATTAAGATAAATGAAATGTCCGGTGAATTGTACTTGGAGGGTATTGATAATTTTACTATCCCAAATAAAATCTATGGCAATTGTCTAAAACACACTGACAAGATTATCCGAACCTTTATGGATCGTGATAACGCAACCGGTGTAATGATGACCGGTGAAAAAGGTAGTGGTAAAACATTGCTTACTAAAAATGTTTCTATCCAATTGGCTAAACAGGGTATCCCTACAATCGTTATTAATGCCCCTTGGAATGGCGATAAGTTTAACACCTTCATTCAGAACATTGAACAGCCTTGTGCTATTCTGTTTGATGAATTTGAAAAGACCTACAATGAACGTGATGAACAAGAAGCCATTTTGACATTGTTGGATGGTGTGTTCCCGACTAAGAAGTTGTTCATGTTGACTTGTAATGACAAGTGGCGTATCGACCAGCATATGCGTAATCGGCCCGGTCGTATTTACTATATGTTAGATTTCAAAGGGTTAGATGAAACATTTATCCGTGAATACTGTTATGACAACCTTAAGGATGCAAGCCTAAAGAATATTGACAGCATGGTAAATATTGGTAGTTTGTTTGCTGAATTCAATTTTGACATGTTGAAGGCAATTGTTGAAGAAATGAATCGCTATAACGAATCTCCGCAAGAGGCACTTGAAATGCTTAACGCTAAACCTGAGTTTGATAATGGTACTGAGTATACAATGAAAATTGTACACAACGGTAAAGAAGTTAAAAGTGGTGGTAATCGTGACAAGTTTCAAGGTAATCCACTACAACCAAAAGGTGTTGAAGTTGAATTTGATAGTGATCCAGATGATGAGGACAGCGAATACATTTGGAAGACTTTCAAGCCTGATGCATTAATTCATGTTGATGGTCGTAAAGGTGAATTCACTTTTCAAGACAACGGAACCACTGTTACACTGACAAAAATTGAAAAGAAAACGTACCATCTGTACGATGCTTTTTGAAACTAAAAGTAAAGTATTAACCTTGCAAGGTTTTTTATACATAACTTCTTAATAAAAATGAATACTTGAGTATTCATTTGTGTGTCAGGTGCTCTAGGACCGATTCTGATATAGGCCTAGAACTCTGACATACTAAAAAGAAATTAACCAAAATTTGACAATAAATGGACATAGTGCTATACTACGTGTATTGATTGATTAAAGGAGCTAGCAAATGATTAACGTTAAAACACCCCTGAGCACTGATGGTTCTGGCTACTGGTCCAATGTCACTAAGACAGTACTTGTGACTGGATTAGAACTTTCGTATGTAAATGACGAGGGCGATTTTGGTGAGCTCCGTGTTCATTTTGATACTAATACTTGGGACGTTGACACGGATGGTCTTATCTATACTGATAAGCAATTCATTAATGATTTAAAAGTATTACTTAATCGCATAGAGTTGGATACTGATGTTTCTTATTCTGAGCAGGGTATGCAAGGTGATACTTTTGTTAGCTTGGATGTTGGTCCTGAATTCATTAAATCTTTCAAATTGGCTTGACAGTAAATGGATTTGGGTATATAATAGAATCTTAAACAGTAAACAACAGGAGAAACAAATGGCTTACATGTCTCAGGAACGCAAATCAGAAATTGCCCCTAAAGTCAAGGATGTGCTGAAAAAGTTTGGCATCAAGGGTTCACTGAGTGTCCGTCATCATTCTACATTGTCATTGACCTTAAAGTCAGGTAAAATTGACTTTATCGCTAATTCCAATCGTGTGTGTGGTTCCGATCACTATCAAGTCGCACGTGGTTTCAAGCCTAACACAAATGCTTACGATTCTATCAACCCTTACTGGTTCCATGAACACTATGACGGTGATGCTAAGGCATTCCTTACCGAAATCATGGAAGCAATGAACGATGGTAATTGGGACAAAAGTGATATCCAATCCGACTACTTTAACGTAGGTTGGTATGTTGAAGTACACATCGGCAAATGGAACAAGCCCTACACTTTGGGTTAATTAACAAGATTTTGGTAACACAAATGGTTGACAACAATAACCCTTTGTGTTATCATTATAACTGTGCTGAAAAGCATATTTTATCAACTAGCTATATTTTTTAAAGGAATACAAATGGCTAATCAAACTTTCAAAGTCGCAGGTATTACTGTTCACAACGGTAACGCTAAGGTTCGTTTCACAGATGACATGGTCCGTCGTGTCAAGCAATTCACAAAGGGCGGAGCCACTCGTTGTGATTTCGTTGAATTGCCCTCAGAGATGGATAAGATTGAGGCTCTTAAATATTTGCAAGCACATGCAGATTTTCAAAGTCCCTCCGATCAAGCAACATTGAGCGATGCTCTTGTTGATCGTGTTAAGGAATCAAGCAAAGGCGAAGTTAAGGTTAAAGTTACTAAGCCAAGCCTTGACTCTATCAAGGCACGTGCAAAAACATCAGTTAAGGCTACTGCGCCAGAAACAACTGAGTGATATTTTAAGGGGCGCAATGCCCCTATAACCATTTATAATAAGGAAACAAAATGAAAGTAATTACTAAATTGAAAAAAGCCGGTGACAGTGTAACCGTGTATTTCTATGATAATGGATATATGGTTGAAGTGTCCGGTCGTGACCACGATGACGATTGGAAGACTGCAAAGATTATGTGCCCTACTTTGGATGACGTAAATAAGGTTATTGTAGAAGCCAGTGAAATGGAACGTGATTAATGGCTATTGATAATTGGACTATATTAAGTGATTATGCATTACGCCGCAGAAAATTTGATCCTAGTAAAGTTGAAGATTTAAAGGCGTTACGTCACTTTATGAAAACTAGTTCATGGAAAGACGGTGGATGTCCTTTTTATTTAGAATGGCCCTATCAAGACGTTGTATCAATGTGTCAAACTAAATATACCGCTTACATGCTGTATAGACTAGGAAAATAAAAAAGCCCCGTAAGGGGCTTTTTTTATGGACGATTATTTTAGTTACGCATTAGGTGCCTTGATAACCATAAATCTAATAGTAACTGCTTCTGCACTTATTGAGAAACCACTGATGTTTTGCAAAGTCAAGTAGAAACCACCTATACCTGAATTAGGGTTAGCAATAACATTGTAATTTCCTAAATTTGGACTAACAACTTGGACTAGCACAATATCATTGTTAGTATCAACTTGATTGTTTGTTACTGAGAATACACTTATCTCATCGGCTACCATACTAGCACTTACAGTAATAATAGTACCTGCTAATGCATTGATATTCACCCCGTTACCTCTATTAGAAGTTTGAGTAACAGTAGAACCTGATGCATAACCAATTTTACCAGTTGAAGTCAACGTACCAGTAGCTGAAATATTAGCACCGCTGATATTACCAGTAGCATTCAATGTTCCAGTGATATTAGCACCAGTACCAGTAACTGTCATAGTCGTATTGCCGACTGCCGTTATAGTTACATTACCGTTTGCTGTTGCGATAGATACATTACTGTTACCGTTAGCAATGTTACTACCTGCCGCGGCAACAATACCTGTTAACTGACTACCGTTACCGATAAAGAAATTACCAGTTACATTACCTGTAGTAGTTAATGCACCACCTGTAGGCAATGTTAAGTTACCTTCGTTATCAAAATCCCATACATATGAAGTGTTGGCTAAGTCACCGGTAGTCACAGTCATTGAACCCGGAGTAGAACTATTCAATCCTACTTGAACAACATTACCCGGACCAGTTGGGTTCTCATACCAAACTAGTGACATTCCACCATTGGCTTCTGATGATCCGAATAGTAATGGTGCGTCTAGTTGTGCAAAACCAGTACCTGAACCTAATCCAGTTGGACCAATCACTAAGTTACTTGGTGTAGTTAAGCTACCATCTGTGCCAAAGTCCCATAGATTAGGTCCAGCGTTACCACCATTTTGTCCTACTGCTATTCTAACAATCTTTGATCCTGAAGTAGGATTAGCATACACTGCCGCTA